CAGTTCCCTCCACGCTTCGGGCGTCAACAGTCTTGGTTCGCCAGAACTCTCGCTTGGAGTTGAAGCACTCGTAGAAATATCCTGAGTTGCGCCGGGGGTTGCTGAAAGAAAGCCAAAAGCGATTAGGAGTATTTTCCGTAAAGAAGCCTGCCGCCACGGACCAGATCGCATCGTCAATACCACTCGCCTCATCGAATACGAGCATGACGCCCGCGAAGTTGTGAACGCCCGCGTAGGCGTCAGGATTCTCTGCCGACCACAGCCGTCCCTCGACGCCCCAGTAGCGCGTGCCGAGCTTCAGATCGCGCTCCACGAGTTCTGCGATCCACTTGGCAGGGAGGACGCGGGTCGCGCTCACCTCGAACCAGTGGCTGTGCAGGGCCATGCTGAGCCACTTTGTAATTTCCGCCCATGTGACGCTGCGGAGCTGCGCTTCCGAGTTGGCCGACACGATGGTCGTCGACCCGATCCGGGTCGTCAGCATCCAGATCACCAGCCATGAGACGAGGGCGGACTTGCCGATACCGCGCCCGGATGACGTGGCCATCCTGAAGGTCTTGAAGTCTACGCGGCCGCCGTTGGCCTTGATGTGGTCCCGCAGTTCGATCAGCACCTCGCGCTGCCATTTGCGCGGGCCGCTGTGGCCCTCCAGCGGCGTGCCGGGCTTACCCCACGGGAAGGCCAGCCTCACGAACGTCAGCGGGTCGTCCTTCACCTGCGACGCCCATAGCGTCGCCATCAACCTCTGCTCGTCCGTCGCTGAGAATATGGGACTCTGCATCTATTATTAGCCCTTCAATGACGCGCTGTTTGGCCTCTTCCAGCGCCGCCGTGATAGATATGGTCTGGTTGACCTCGACCTGCACCGACTGCGGCGCGGTCCATTTGTGCGCGAACTTTAGCATGTCCATGGCCGCTTTGGTGTCGCCGCTCCGCGCGGCTTTCATCATTACGTCGGCCAGTTCCGCCTCTCCGTCAGCGCGCCCCTTCGTCTCGGCATACTCCGCAATCGGGTCGAGTTGCACAAGCGTCCGGTATTCATGCGGCGTCAGCCCGGCCGCCAGCGCCATGGAGTCGCCGCGCAGGCCCTTACGAGCCGCCTCGTAGATGCGCTCCAGCACCGCTTCCGTCGCGGCGATCTGGCGTGGCTCGTATGGTAGTGAGTGAAACATGGTTTGTTATAGCACGAAAAAATAAAATTTAAAACTTGTTTACATTACAGCAGTAAAAAATAAAAATTTTGTGCAGTCCCTGCGTATTTCTTAACGGAGAGCCCAAGGCCCAGCTCCCCCGCCCTGAATGTCTACTGCTCAATGTCAACAGCTCAATGTCTACGTTTGTCAACGCTCAAGTCATAGCGTTTATGTAAACAGAAAGGGTTAGGCGGTTTAGGTCATTTAGGCGAGTCTGTTTCAAGTCGAGTCAGACTTTTTGCGTGAAGGCAAATAACGCGCGCCCAGACGGCCGCGCGCATAGTCTACCATTTTAGTGGGTTATGCTATTAGGCGATATAGCAAAGACGTTTTAAGTCGCTATACATTTTTACAGTATGTAAACATATATGTATACTTTATATCTTGAATCTTTTTTTTTTGTAAAATAGCATAAATAACCTATCGCCCGGTTATCGCTCGCGTTTCCTCGACCTAAATCACAGCTAAGCACCACCGAAACCCCCAAAAACCACCAAACAAAACCACCTAAAACAAAAATCTTGTTGCGCTCGCCTCCGATCCGCGCTATCTTGTGAGCATCGGTAACAGGATAAAGCCCATGCCAACCATGATCGACGCAATCCAAACCTTCGCCGCTTGCTTCGCCATCGCTGGCGCAATCGTCGCGGCGCTAACCGCCTAACTGTAACAAAGGAACAAGACAATGAGATACACAGTGACTATATCTGAATTTGTAGACGCGCCCGACGCGGAAGAGCAGGCGCGCGCGACTTGGCACTACTTCGACGATCTTACATTGTCGCAAGCATGGCGCATTGTAGAGCGCCACGCGCGGCGCGGTTTCAATCGCTATGGCGGCGAAATCGCCCGCCAAAACTGGGGCGCGCGCGGCGGCGCGTTTCCGCATAACTATCGCGCCGCGACAATCCGTCTCGACACATTCTAACCGGGAGTGAATACAATGGAACTGAATGTCAAATATCTCAAAGCCGCCGCTATCGTCGCCAGCAAAGAAGAGACGCGCTATTATCTGAAGGGCGTGGCCGTGCAAGCGGGCGATAAAGGCGCGTTCATCGTGGCGACGGACGGTCATCGCGCGATGGCCTTCCGTCAAACGAGCGAGGCGCAAGCGCCAGTCGATATTATCATCCCGGCGGACATAATCGCGGGAATCAAACCTAATAAATACGATGAGCGCGCCGAATTGACGCAAGAGAGTGCGAACCGTTGGCGAATTGACTATTGCGGGACAAGCATTGTCTTTTCGCCGATCGACGGGACATTCCCTGACTGGCGGCGCATTGTGCCGAAAGAAATATCGGGCGAGACGGCGCAATTTAATCCGGCTTACGTTGGCGACTTTGCCAAGGTAGCCAAAGCTCTCGCCGCTAAAGGCGATTGCGTCAAAATCGCCCAAAATGGCCAAGGCCCGGCGCTTGTTACTTTCGGTGATGACATTGACGGCTTTGGCCTTCTAATGCCGACGCGCGCCAACCAAGGATCAACCATATCCGACCGCGCGCCCGACTGGGCCACCGTCTAACAATCACTGGCGTCGCGCCATGCGCGGCGCTATCATAACAAACTCACATAGGAGACAATCCAATGACGGAATACAACGGCTGGACCAATTACACTACGTGGCGCGTTAACTTGGAGATATTCGACGGCATGTCGGCGGACTATGTGGGCTGGCGCGGCATGGAATACTGGGAGCTTGCGCCTGTACTGCGTGAATGCGCTGAAGATATTATCGAACAAACCGCGCCCGAGGGACTGGCGCGCGACTGGGCGCTAGCGTTCCTTCAGGATGTTAACTGGCGCGAGATAGCCCAACATTTGCTCGCGGCCAATGCAGAGTAATCCGCGCCCCCTCTGGTCCGAAATCATGCGCGTGCGACGCGAGATACAGGACGCACTCTGGCAAGGCGACGTAGACCACGCCGCCGCGCTCCATCGCGAGCTAGACCGGCTCGAGATGTTGCAATCGTACGGGGAGACTCACGATGTTGACCATTGAAAACAGAACCATAACGGAAAACCAGTTGGACCACATGACGGACGAGATACGCGACTTGATAGCGTGGAAACTCCCCGTCACGTTGACCGACGATGAAATGACGCGCCTAGACACAGCCGTCCTTTACCTTCTGCGCGATCTATTCACGGTGGATGAAAATGATAACCATTGAACTGGACCTAGATGTATTCGAGGCGCTTCGCGATCATCTCGAGACGCTAGAACCGCGCCCGCCGCTGTTAGAGCTTTTGCGGGCGCAAGTGAATGATCTTTACGACGAAGAATCGGAAAAATACTGGCTAGGGGTGTGGGCCAATGGCTAGATCACCTATGCGAACTTTTCTGGACGCACGGCGCGACGGCGCGGACGATCTTGCCGCGCACGCAACCGCGCGTTTACAAACCCTTGGGTATATGCGGGAGAGACCTATGGCTAATCTGGAATATTACTTCGAAGACCTGCAAATCCTGCCCGGCTGCAACATCGTCGCCAGCGGCGTCGCGGACGTAAACTTTCAGCTAGAACCGCCGGACCCCGACAGCGGCTGGCCACGTTGGACAATCGGTGACTGGTGCATACACTCGATCGAACTGGATCCGCTCGCGCTAGGCGAGAAGGGGCTTATGCTTGACACGAAGCACCCCCTTTACCCCCTCATCGAAGCGGCCCTGTATAAGGACGAAAAACTGGTCGAGGCTTGTCTGAATCATGCGGACGATTGAAGCCATCATACTGGGCGCGGCTGTAGCCGCGTCCGCGCTAATCCTTATCCTGTCATACATCGTGGGAGGCTAGAGACATGGGCTACATGAAAGAACTGTGGGAAGACTACGCGCCCTACCGGGCGGCGCTTAAGGTGCTATCAGAGGGCGCGCTAACGGTCATGCTAGGCAATGAGACAAACGAGCTACGCATGGATCTGATCCGCGCCGAATTGGAGTCACGCAAATGCGACGCGTCTACCTTTCCAAAGTAACATGGCAAAACGAGCGGAAGACATTGACACTGTTCGACGCCGATGGCTTGCCGTGGGGTCAGATTTACCTGCCAAAGGCCGATGATCGGGCGCTATTCGTGGCCGCACGGGCTTTGACATTCGCAATAGAGGGCGACTTCAGTGGACGAGATAGACCAAAAGATAATGAAAATCATCGAAGAGGAAGCAAAGGCGAACGGCACGACCGTGGGCGTGCTGATAAACCACGACCGGATGATGTGGAGGTGTGCAATCCGTCAACGGATAATGTGGAGGGCGCGGACTGAACTGAAGGCGTCCTATCCCGCCATCGGGCGCGTTATGCGCCGCACGCACGCCGCCGTCCTACGGGGAGTCCGCACCTATGAGGAAAGATAGTCTCATGGCAATAATTATCGCCGTCCTGATAGAAATACTGCTGGGGGTAAAATGACCTTCGAAGAGCAATACGAGGCCCTACAGGCCGTTATTCCTGACTTGCCTAGGGATATACCGGCCTATCAGGTAAACCCGCCCCTGTGGGCTTTCTGGCGCACTGTGGAGCCATCCGCGCCGGAGCATCCCATAATGACCGAACAGGAGATCGTGCGCCGTCTCGATCTTCTTTACATGGGCGACGGCGCGTGCTAGACCGCCCCGCGTTTTCTCCCCAACTGCCCGGCATAAAAACCGGGCGTTTTCTTTCCCTAAAAGGTAGTCCAATGGAAAATATACACAGACTAGTAAAAATATTCCGCAAAATGAGCCCCTACATGACGGCTAATCAAATGGAATTCGTCCTGACGGTGGCGCTGTATCCGGGCGAAGGGACCGTGTCCTACGCTAACCGGCTGAAGATAGAGAAAGCCGCCGCGTCGCATCTCATCTCGCGGCTGGGCTCGCGCGGGCGCACCTACAGCAAAGGCGTCAAAGTCGAAGGGCTGGGGCTGTTGACGCAAGAACATTCGTCAGTGGACGCGCGAGCGACAGAGGTCTACCTAAGCCCAAAAGGTGAGAAGTTGGTCCGGGGTCTATTGACCGCGCTGACGTAGGCCAAAGATTCCGCGCATCATATTCTGCGGCGGCGGGGCCATGGTGTTTTGATAGAGCCCGGTCATTTCCAGATAGGGCTGCAAATAGGACAGCAACCGCCGCCGCATCTCTTCCTTGCGGAGATATGCGTCTACGCCTGCGCCCGTGTCGTCTAGCCCGCTATAGTCCTGCGCCTGCTGAAACGCCCGCGCACGCTCCCAGAACGCCTGCTGTTCGGGAGACTTGCCCAGAAAATCCGCGATAGGGTCGCTGGACGCAGGGGCCTGCCGCATGTATTCAATCCGGCCGGAGGGCTTTGGCATGAACGCACCCGAATATGAGGAACGCCTGAAGGCGCTCCAACAGGAAGTATCAAAGGCTTACCTTGCCGGATATTCCGAGGCGCGTCAACGCGCGCAGTGGACCATTACCGGGGCGTTGGACGAGGCCGCACGGCTGCGGCTCGCTCTCGAATCGGCGCTGGATGAGATCCACGACGAAACGACCCGCACCCGTATTCTAGCAGCAATGCACCGAAGCAGACCACCAGATCAATTAGGTTCTGAACCATAGCCGAGCCCGTCCAGTAGCGCCCGAGCCTGTTCATGCGCGAGGCATAGCTGGTCGATCAGCTCGGACGGACACTCATCGTCCCCCGGACTGGACGCCCAGTCAAGGTAAAGTTCAACGGCCTCGGTTAGATCACCCAGATGTTTTAGGAATATTGGATACACGTTCAGCGAGGGAGACGACATTTTCCTTATCCTTCCCTTCGCCCGTTATTTCGGCCAGCGCACGCCTCACGTCCGAACGGGTCCAGTCCGCCATGTGCGGCTTTACGAAACAATGTTTTCTGGACGGGAAGTCTGACGAGTAGCAGAGCCCCTTGTCAACCCAGCCCGCTTCCTTCAGCGCATGGAACAGCGCCGGGCGCACGACACGGGTCGAATTGTCCATCGGATCGTTCAGCTTGGCTAGGAACGTATGCCACGGCCCGCTGATAACATCGACGTTAAACGGCGCTTCGCCCTTCTCGATCATGTGGTAGACGTGGCTCTCAGCGTTACTCATGCCGACATAGATCAGTTTAGTCTTGTATTCCGTCATGGGCGGGATCGCCTGTGGATTGAACTTCGACACGTCCCGCGCGCGCAGCCAGCCCGTCACGGCCTCGAAGCCGCCCTTGTGATACCAGCCCCACATAGCCTGTGCCTCGCCGGGCGTCATCTTGGGCGCGTCGGACCATACACAGAACCATCGCCGGTCGTCGGAATCGAGCGTGATCGGCATATCCTCATTGGTGAACGCTAGCATGAACAGGCGGTTGACCATCTGATAGGGATGCAGGCCCTTGCGGTTGATGACCAGCGTCTCCGGCGGCGCGGCGATGATCGGCTTCAGCTTGTTCGCGAGCGCACGGCGGTCCTTGGCGTCGGGTTCCTTCAGTTCGTTAAGGACGACGATCTCCGACTCTAGCTGGTAACCCCACTGGCTCGTCAGGCTGTCGTTGTCGATAAGACCCTTGTTCTTCTCGTGCGGCCCGCACACGCTCCAGATGAACGGTGCCCACATGGTGTCCTTACCGCAGCCGCCCTTGCCGCCGTGCAGGATCGCATGGTTAATTTTTACGTTCGGGTGCTGGGCCTTATAGGCCATCACGTCCCATATATGCTCAAGCTCTTGTTCTTCAGGGACGAGACGCCGGCAGTGGTCGATCCACGGCTGCGGGTCGCCCGCGCTCTTGATCTCCGGCCGGGCGTCGCGCCACATGTTGCCATAGACGAGCCCGTCCTTTGTGACCATCCAGTCCTCGCCGGCTGCGTAGGTCAGGCCGTGCAGGGCGTAAGCGCCTTTGTCCTCACGGAACGTGTCAAACCACGACGACGCCTCGATGCGGCGCTTCTTACCTTCAGAATTAGACACCACGCATTCGACGCCCTTGAACAGAGCGTTGAACGCCTTGCGGCTGATCTCGCTGCACGTATGCCGGTCAAAGTAAGCGTCGTCGGAGATAATATAGGCGAAACGGTCGTGCCATTCGCTGCGCGCCTCACGGCCGGCTTGTTTGCGCTCGGTCTCGGCGATGATCTCAGCCGCCACGTCAGGGTTGGCCTTGGTCGGCTTCAGGCTGCTGAGCGGCTTCATCGCCTCGGCTATCAGTTCCTCGCGGATCCCCGGCCGGTGCTTCGGGCCCCCCTGCTCGGCAACCCAGTCGCAGAAATAGTTGCTGTCGAGATGTTCGCAGTGGCCGTGGTAGCAACAGAACGCACGAGACTGCGGCATATAGCGGGCTTCTAACTGGCCGTCTGTATGCTCGGCATGGTTCGGACAGACAACGCCGCACCAGCCCTCACTGTTTACGCGTGACGTAACAAGTCCCTGCTCGTTGAGCCACGCCAGCACGTCATCGCTTCCGGTATCCGTAAGACGTAAATGATTCGCGCGGCTGCTCTCTTCGTCGGGCGTAACGCCAAGCGCGGCGCATATCTCTTCTAACGTGTATTCTAACTTTGAAAACTCTACCTCACGGCACTCGAACGCCTCGCGTCCGGGCTTCTGGTTCACGCTACCCGGAAGGCGACAGTTACGCACGGCGTTAGTCGCGCCCGGATCGGTGTAGCCTGCGCGTGCGATAGCGGACAGCGCGGCGCAGTGCTGTTCAACCGTAGGTTGATCGCTGTAGGCATACCAATATTGGAAGTTGCCGGGGCTTGTCTCAACGACAGCAGTCGGCGCGAGCGGCGGCGTCTTTGATTTCGTGCCGATGTCGTCTAACATCATAAACAGAACATGCGTGCAGTTCGCCACGCTGGCGGACGGCTTGCCGTTCTTGAATCGGTCAACAATAAACGATCCGGTATTGATAAACCAGCTCTCGCCCTCACGGCGCTTGTGCGTCGGCTTATAAGCCGGCCATGTGTAGCGCGGCGTTCCGTCAGCGTGCAGCTTGCCAGTGTCGATCTGTTTGACGATTAGCGCTGTCTCGCCTTCCGGCGCGAGCGAAGTAAAATATTCGAACAATGTCATTTCTCGCCCTCAGACATTTAGTTAAGTTCAAGCGCCGCCAAAACCTTTTTATACGCCAGATCGCGCGCTTGTGTTGCTTCAGTCAGACTGTTGAAACGCCCAATAAACACAGACTTATAGTTTATCTTTATGCGCGCGACCCATTTATCGCGCCATTTATCATGCGTCACGCCGACCACACCGCTCTTTCCTGCGTTGCGGTTAGCGTTGTGCATATTAAGCGACTGATTTGCTAAACGTAGATTTTTCAGCCGGTTATTGCTTTTGTCTCGATTGATGTGGTCTATGTTTTCTTCTGGCCACTCACCATACGAATAAAGCCACGCCAGACGATGCGCCTTATAAAGCACACCGTCCAGACGAATAACAATATACCCACGAACATCTCTGGCCCCGGCGCGCTGGCCCGCAACCGCTCGACCGCCTCTGTTAACTTTCCATGTGATCGCGCCTGTTTTTTCATCGTAGTGCAGCATCTCTTTTAGTCTTGCTTGCGTAAGCATACCACCCTCCCGTAAAGTTATTTGCCGAAGCGTAGCATAACTTTACCGCTGACGGCAAGGGGGAGTCCACTAGCCCATGACGGCGGTGTTGTCATAACGGCTTTCATGTTTGACAACGCTTCATCGGCGCGGTCTTGTGGGCACTCTATCAAAATTTCATCATGTATGTGCGCTACCACGTCTGGCAGTTTGCGAAGCGCTTCGCGCAGTAGATCATGCGCTGTGGCCTGCGTGCAATTCTCAACAGCGACCCCTTTCCATAGCCTTGCGCGTGGCCATTCATTAGCCCCTGCCGCCGGTTTCCACGCGGCTTTAGCGTAGGTTATGCTGCCGTCTTCTTCGAACCGCGCGTAGGGATAGCAAAGCACGCGGCCTGACGGGAGCGCATACCAGAGGTGCCGTCCGTCAGATAGATAGACTATACGCCCGGCCGAAAACTCTTTACCGGGGTTACGTAACGCCCGCGTATACGCGACTTCCAGCTCGCTCCAGAACACGCCCGCCCAAGGATTGGCGCGCCGCCAACCGTTCACCGCGCGCTTGACTTCGAAGTCTGACAGCCGCACACCGTAAATGCGCGCCATGGAATTAAAAGCGCCTGCACCCCCGGCAAAGGCGAGCGCAAGTTCTTGCACCTTGCCGACTTGGCGTTCGTCAGACTTGTCAGTCTCTTTATATTCGCGCTCTATGTCGGCGTAAGGCCGGTTAAATGTAGCGGCTGCGTTCACGATATAGGGGTCTAGTCCGTCCCGAAAACATTGCAGCTTAGCTTCACCCGATGTTGAGTTGGCGAGCCAAGGGTTAACGCGGCCCTCGATGGCGCTCCAATCATACCCGACAAAGACATTTCCTTTAGCGGGGATTATTGCAGGGCGAAGCATTCCCTTCAGAACGTCGGTGACGCGGCTACCATACGTTGGCACGATTGCATGTCCTCGAACCATTGCGTGACGCACGGCGGCCGGGTCTTTGGCGCACTTACGTGGCGCATTGTGTAGCTGCGCGCCGTAACTAGACGCGCGTCCTGTGGCGGACCCGCCGGCAAAGACAAAAGCGCCTCTAACGCGACCGTCAGCGCAAGCCAGATTGCGAAGACGATCAAACTTTGCCACGCTCGACGCCCAAAGGTCATCGGCGCACTGTATGACTTCTTTAACATCGGGGGGCACCTCTTCCGGGTCATCTATGGCTAACAGATTAGCGCGGACAGTTTTGTCAATAGACATCTTGTCTTCGCGCTGCATGAGCTTCAGCGCTTCGGGGCCAAGCCGCTCTTGCACCCACAATCGCATTCTAGGACTTCGAACGCTCGTAACCTCACCACCCGTGATCTCGACAACCGTAGCCTCGATCTCTCGAAGCTCGTCAGCCGCGTATTTGACCGCCGCACTGCATAGATTGATGTCGACAAGAACACCACGATCATTAATGCGCTCGTTAACATGGTAGTCCTCCAGTTCCTCGGGCGTCAGCTCGCGCATGGCCTGACTGGCGGCGCGCATCGTTCGAACGTCCTGCTCGCAGTATTCTATCAGCTCGGGCAGCAGCTCGGTATTGAAGGGCGGCATACAGCACTTGCGGACGAGATACGCGCCGCGATGGTCCTTGCGCATCGACAGCCCGGCGAATCGGCCAACGTCTTCAAGACTGCCCGGCGCACAGTTCGCCCGCGCCTGTGTAGCCGTGCAGTAGAACTGCTCCAGTGGTATGTCCATACCCAGCACATGCCAGAAGATCAGACGCTCGAACGCGGCGTTATGCGCGCGGATCTGACCGCGCACGTCCGGCATGGGCTCGCCCGGCCGCCACGTCATTACAGGCCCATCGTTGAAGGCGTAGGACATGCACAGCACGCGGGTCGACGGGTGACGGGCGTAGTTATACACGCCCGCCTCCGGTAGATCGCACTCGCTGGCTGTCTCGAAGTCAGTCCAGAAGATCATTGGAGTCCGTTCTGCTACCAAGATATTCGCCATTCGGGCCGTTGTAGACGGTGTAGTTGCCGATCCTCGGCGCGGAGATCATACCGCGCTCGGTGTAGAAGAACGACTGATTCGGATAACGCAGCTCTGTCGCAACAGGACCGTTCGGCCCGTCGAAGACAGATATTTCCTGCGCGCAGGCTGGCGACGTGAGCGCCATGAATATGAGTAGACGTTTCATCACTTCTCTCCCTTCAGCGCGGCGCGGGCGTCAGTCATCTTCCTGATCCCATCTTTTATATCGCCCGCTATTTCCCGTTCTGTCGCCCATAAGCGCCAGAACGATCCGCACAAGGCACATTCCAACGGTGTAGACGCCGATGGCAGTGAAGATATGAACGATCATTACCATCCCTTCCAGCCGCACAAGGCGACGATCCGCCCCGGCTTGCTTTTCTTCCACTTAGGTAGTTCTCGTTTGGTGTTCGCCGCGCGGACGGCCGCGATACGCTTCTCTTCGTTACGCTGACGGCGCGCCTCGATCTCTTCCGGCGTCAGCTTCGCCTTCGCCCGGTCGCGCGCCTTCTGGTTGTTGCGCGCACGCATCGCCAGATATTGCTTGCGATACTCAGGATCCTCTGCGCAGCGCTGTTTGATCTTGGCGTAGTCGGTCATTTCAGCCCTATGCCCTGCTTCTCTTTCGCCCGCGCTAACGCCTTACTCGCCGCGTTCGGGCTGCATCCCATCACCTCGGCGATCTTCAAAACCATAAGCCCTTTGCAATGTAGCGCCCACGCCTTCGCCTCGCGCTCCGTCAACTCATCTGTGAGTTTGATACACGGACGCGGCTTTGGCTTTGGTTTTTCTTCTTTGACGACCGGCGCAGGCGGCGCAATCTCTGGCCACGGCTCGTAGTCCGGCTGGCGGTCCAACCATTGAATGCGGGGCAGGGACAGCAGGATCTGCCTGCGTGTGAACGTGCCGTATTTCGGGTTAGTCACTTCCGTATATCGTGTAATGTATTTTGACTGCGTTTTCATTTTATTTTCCCCGGAAGAAGACGGGGGCCGAAGCCCCCGCCTCATATCAGCTACGACGACGACGCCCCGTGTCGGCCTCAGCCACTTCTTCGACCGGCCCATTGAGGCTGATCCAATCCGTGACCTCGAACACAGGCGTGAAGACCCGTCCATAGCTCTTGTGCTGGTAATGATCGGTACCAAGTTTTACCAGTGCTACAGAGTTGTCAGGATCTTTCTCGACCTGCTCGGCGACCTTCATAGCAAGCGCGTGCATCGCCTTTTTCCCGCCGACCGCAGTCGTTGTGAAGCGCGCCTGCACGTCCTTGTCTTCGCCGCTGATACACTTCAGACTCATGCCGACCTGCGGCTCCCAACCACGCTTCGCATTCGGCGGCGGGGGCTCCAGCTCCGGCAGCTCTTCAGTGATCGGGAACATATGCTCGCCAAGCACCTCGCCTTCGCCCCACGCGATGTAGCCGTGGATGAAGGACAAAGGATTGACCGCCCAGATACCGCTGCGGTCAATCTCGGTCTGGTCCGCACCATAGACCCAGTGACCCGTCTTATCCATTTTCAGGATAACACCCGGTCCTGACGCGGCCTCGTCGGCTGTCTTACGCAACGCAGCCGCTAACGACGCGGCCGTAGGAAGGTTGGCGTTACCGAACTTTACGATATTGGTCATATCACTTTACCTCTAGTTTAGAGAAGGCCCGACGAATGTCAGAGCCTAGCGTAACCACGGCAGGCCGGGGATCGCTCTCCGGCGCTATCGTGTTACCTGTTGAGATGGACACAAAGAGTTCCTTCGGCAGTTTGCCGCAAATCTTCTCGACCTGCGCAGGACTCTTCAGTTCCATCAAATCCTCGGCAGCAAATCCCATTTCTGCAAGAGCGCTTCTTGCTTTGTCAGGATCGGCCCACTGTCGCGTAGCTCGCTTAGGGACGAGCTTCCATCCATCGACAGGCGCTTTATTTTCCAGCATGGTCTGCGCAAGCGCGCGAACGCTTTTGGCCCATTCTTCCGCAAGTATCGCCATTGCCAGTGCATAGTTCATCTTCTCCGGGTCGATTGCCTTAACCTTCGTCGAGATCGCGCGCTCCAACTGCCCCGTGATCGCAGGGCACGTCGGCTTCGCAGGGCACCAGCGACAGTGATCGCCATGCTTCAGCGGCGCGTCAGGACGGAACGACATCTGCACAGCGTCGAACAGCGTGCGCTCGAACGCCTTTACACGACCGGGCGTTGTCACCCAGCGCCGCACATACGGCGGCTGGACGATGATAAGCTCTATCTCATCCACGCCTTCCATCGCCCAACGTGCTTCGGGGGTGCGCATAGCAGCAGCGGCGTAGAACAAAAGTTGATGGTTCTCTTCAGCGTCCACCGCCACCCCATCACCAAACTTCCAATCAAGAACCACTGCACGACGGCCAATTCGGCCAATGAGGTCAACTGATCCGAATACACCGGCAAGGAATCCTCCA